AAAGTCACCATTTCAGAAGGCAATAACAGCACTGATGCACAGACAGGATATGAAATTGAATATTTCCTAAACGGAGCTATTGGTATCAATGATGTAATTGCTATTAAGTCTAGTCAAGTCTCAGGATTCTTTAGGGTAAAAAAGATTGAGATATCAGGAGACAATTATAGCGGAGATTGGATATGTAAAGCTCAGGTAATAGCAACATAGCAAGGAGGAATGGATGTTACAAGAAATAGTTGAACAAATCAAAGCAACTGTTAGAGAAACAGTATCTAACGAGGTCCACACAGCTATGCCAGGACAAATCGTTTCGTTCAATGCTGCGAAATGCACAGCTACTGTTCTTCCTAAAGGACAATTTGTTGCAGGCAACGGAAAGAAAATGAATTATCCACAGATAACAGGAGTTCCTGTTGTAATGCCGTATAGCACTACAGCAAATGTAGGAGTCGCATTTCCAGTTAGCAAAGGAGACCCTTGCATGATTGTCATTTCAGAAGTCGAATTAGACTCTTGGAAATCAGGAGCACAATCGAAAGCACACTTACAATTTGATTTATCGTCTGCAATGTGCGTGCCTGGACTACTTAAACAATCATCAAAAGCTGTCAAAGAGGCTACAGCTGAAAAATCAGTTGTAATCTCTAACGACTCAACAATCCTTAAAGTAAAAAAGGATGAGGTCTACATAGAAGGAAATCTGACTGTAAAAGGCATTGTATCAGCAGACAATATTTAGGAGGATCATGATGGATATCTTGTTGGATGGTAGCGGAGACGTATGTATCTCTAAGCAAGGGGATATTCTTCTTGGCGATTCTATATCTCAGAAAGTGAAAATCAAAATTCAATGGTTTGCAGGAGAATGGAGATGGAATCCCGAAGAAGGATTGCCATATTTTGACAGTTTGTTTATCAAGAATCCTCAGATTGAAACATTTAAGAATGAATTAAGAAGAGTGATTTTTGATATTACAGAAATTACAGAAATTAAGGATGTAAGCATAAGTTTTGACAACAAAACAAGAGTAGGTACCATATCGGTATACGCTCTAACAGATACAGAAACTATAAGAGAGGAGGTGGAAGTACAATGGAAAATTACGGAGTGACAGACGAAGGATTCGTGGTTAAGCGAATGGATGACATAATGGAGCAAGTCCATTCAGACCTTACGGAAGGATTAGGCTTTGATACAAGTGCAAACCCTACCTCATTTCTTAATGTTTTTGTTACTACATTTTGTGGACAAATAGCAGACCTTTGGGAGGAGCTTCAGAATAATTATTATTCAAAGTATCCAGCAACGGCCCAGGGATTGAACCTTGACAATGCTATTCAATATGGCGGTGTCACAAGAAAGAGAGCAACCGCAACTGTATATCCGCTTCATTGCTCAGGAACAGATGGAACTGTGGTTGGAATATCAGTAAGAGTTGGTTCAGATACGAATCCGCAATATGTTTTGGTACCCGTAAAGGAGTTTACAATCTCAAGAAGCTCATGTAATGGAGCTAAAGTGAGAATTGTATCAACAGAGCAGGGAACATTCTCTGTAAATATCAACAATACGGAATATTCATACACAAGCAGTAGCGAAGATGGAGCTTTAGATATTCTTAATGGATTAAAAGCTGCAATCAATATTAGCGGCTACACAATCTCAGTAGATGAAGACGAGGAATTGTTGATTATTACAGACAATACGAAGACAAGGTCAAACGTAATGGCACTTTCTGATAATCTGACAACTGAAGAAGTCACTACTATTGCAAACTTTCAAACGGTTCAAACCGGAGCAATAAGCCTTGTCAATGGATGTGTTACACAGATGATTGATAATTTGTCAGGCTTTGAATCGGTAAATAACTACATCACACCAATTTACGGAAGAGATGCAGAAACAGACTCGGAGCTAAGAGCAAATTATGCAACAAAGTCATTCATCAGGTCATACAATATGGTTGATAGTATTGCAGCAGAGTTGCTAGAAAATATCACAGATGTTGTTTCGGCCAAAGGCTACGAGAATGATACAGATACCACAGATTCATACGGATTGCCACCACACAGCATTGAAATGATTGTTGAAGGCGGTGATGAATATGCAATAGCAAATGTAATCTTGAAAAAGAAAGCTGGTGGTATTCATACTCATGGTTCAACGGAAATCGAAGTAGCAGGTGTGAACAATGATACATTCAAGATAAAGTTTAGCAGACCATCCTACCTGTACACATGGTTGAAAGTTACTTTGCATGGTAACGAGGAGGATATTGCAGTTGATTATGATTCTTTGGTAAAGCAGTCAATCATTGATTACTGTTCTGAATTAAGAGCAGGCGAAGACTTGTTAATTCAGAAGCTGATTGAAGGCATCTACAATACAGTATCAGGAATAACATATGTTGACATATCGGTAGCTACAGACACATCTGAATCAGCTGAGCCTGAAACCTACACACAAAAGAATGTTGAAGTCACACCGAGACAACTTGTCAATGTAAATACAAGTAGAATCGAGGTGATGGTTGATGGAAATAGCTGATAGATGGTTGCAAGATTTTCCTCAGCAATTTAGAGGAAAGAAAAATATAGAAGTTATTGTCAAGGCTTTCGCCAAACAAATGGAAGAATTTATGGTAGCCATGGAGGAAGTAAATACCCTGACACAGCTTGATACAGCCTCAGGGAAGAATCTTGATATGATTGGTAATATTTTATCCATGTCAAGAAGAGAAGCTACTGCAATCATCAAAAAACAGCGAAACACAGCTTTGACGGATGAACTGTACAGAAAGTGCTTGCAGTATCAAAAAATCAAGATGACTACTGAATGTACTTATGAAAATATCATAGAAGCGATTAGCTTGTTATGGGATACAGACAATTTTTCATATTCAGAACCGGAAGATAGGCCCGCAACCATTTTGTTAGAGATACCTGAAATAGATGCAGACCAACCTGACCCGTCCATAGGAAACGTGCTAATTCCAAAAGCGGCAGGAGTATCCGCCTATTACACCACGGGAAATCGTATTGAATTTCAAATAGAAGAATACATAGAACTATCAAATCTTATGTTAAGAATGGAGATACCTTCATTTTATACTAAGCATTTGGATGGTTCTTTTTATTTGGATGGTTCTGAATACCTCAATGGAGGAATGAATTTCAAATTGCCAACAAATATCGGTTTCGGAGCTTTCAAGGCACCATGGACAGAAACAGCATCAGCCAAATCTGTAAGGATTGCTCACAATGAATGGTATTTGGATGGAGAAATATTGTTAGATGGCTCTAAGAAATTAGATGCAACAGTAATAGAGGAGGATTTGTAATGGCAAATGCAGTAGTTACAACAATTGCAAGGCAAAAAATGTTACAAGCAAGAGCTGGAGATATCACACTTCCTAAAATTGTCGGTATGGCATTTGGTGATGGAGGAGTTACTTCAGGAGGAGTGGTAATAGAACCAACTGTGAATCAAGAATCACTGAACAATGAATTGTTAAGAAAAGCTGTTAGCGGACACACATTTCCGTCAACAACAGTATGCAGATACACCTGCAAACTTGAAGCATCAGAATTGCCAGGAGAGAACATCAGCGAACTAGCACTATATGATGAAGATGGTGATTTTGTTGCAATCAAGAATTTCACATCAAAAGGAAAAGACAGCGACCTAGAAATGACATTCTCGGTTGATGATTTATTCTAGTAAGGAGGAAAAGACATGGTATCTTACACACCTGATACTTCCACTTTCAGTGATAGTATTAATATCACTGAAACAACGGATTTAGCTCATGCTACAAATATCAATGATGCGCCAAAACAGCTTATTGAAAATGATATTGCTTTAAAAAAAGAAATAGATGAGCTGAATAAACCTGCAACCACAGGCTCGGGATATGGAACTTGCGACACTGCAGCATCTACATTAGCAAAGGTTGTATCCTTAGCGGATTATAAACTTGTGAAAAATGGTATTATTGCAGTCAAGTTTACATACGCAGTACCTGCCTCAGCCACTCTGAATATCAATTCAAAAGGGGCGAAAGCAATCTATAATAGAGGAGCTGCTATAACAGCTGATGTTATAGAGGCAGGAGATATAGCTACATTTATCTATGATGGAACTCATTACAATGTTTTATGCATAGACAAAGCATCAACATTGAGAGGAATAGAAACTTTCACATCGTCAGATGCACTAGCTCCTACTGATTTCACAACAATGCCTGGTGTCCTATCGTCTGGAGAAACAAGAAAAACTATATTTCAAAAGCTATCGATAGGAATGAAAAACCTTAGATATATTATTGGTCTATTAGGAACAACGGATATTTCGGAATTGGGTGGAACTCTTACAGAAGCAGTTGCAAACCTAAACGAAAGAGAGAAAGCTCTGAGAGACCATAATATACCTAGACTATTCCCTAAGGACATCACAGAATATTACAATGATGATTCTATTTGGGATAGATTGAATGGTACAAACGGGTATGAAAAGTATGAAGACATCTTTGCAGGAGATTACTTCAAGATGTCTAGAGCAATTTCGGCTTATGAAAGAACAGGCACATATCAAGCTACAGGCTCTCAATGGGTAACAATAGCAGGCATCTCATCTCTTTGGTGTAATGGAGATACTGCTGCTATGCAATATGAGCATCTTGTTATGGTACCTGGAAAGGGATTAGATACAACTGAGCCATTCCATTTTGGTAGAAGTAGAATGAACTCTACAAATACAACTGTAGGCGGATATGTAGCCTCTGAGATGCACGCAACAACACTTGGAGCTGTAACATCTACAGGCTCAACAGCATCAACAGCTTCAATCAATCAACAGCTCTATGCAGAGTTTGGAGCACATTTGAAGACCACAAGAGAGTTGCTGTCAAATAGCTTGAATTCAACAGGCTATAACAGATTTGGTTCAAATGCAGGTTGTACAAATAACTGGGCATGGACTGATTGTCAGGCTGTATTGATGTCAGAAGTAGAAGTATACGGAGCTACAGTATGGTCCTCAAGTGGATACGACACAGGTAATGCTTGTGTTCAATTGCCACTGTTTAGAGATAAGAGGTTCGTCAATAATAGAACAGCTTACTATTGGCTCAAGGATGTAGCCTCGGCTACGCACTTCTGCCGTTGCAGCAGCAACGGCTATGCCACCGACGGCGCTGCGAGCAGTGCCGACTATTACGTTCGCCCTCGCTTTGTAATCGCAGCCTAGGAGCCAAAGGCGACTGTTTAGGCGAATCAAGTAATCTCCACCCTTTGCAGGGTGGAGAAATAATTAAATAATGAATAGAAAATGTCAGTAATAAAGAACATGAGAAAACTCTCACAAATGGAGTTTTACAAAAATGCAAGGAAAATAAGACGAGAATTAACAAGATGGATGCTCAGTGATTTCGGCTATGCAAGAAATCCGAAAAGAATAGAGCAAGTCATAAAGGACATAAGTGAAGAAGACCAAAGAATAGTGGATGAAGTGTTTCAAAAATACGGCAAAAATTATTCCCATGAATCTGCTTATCCTCAATGGTTTGTAGATTATGAAAAAGAGTTAATGGTAAAGCTGTTACAAGAGCTGATGGACAACATAGTACGTGCAAATCAGATAAAGGCATACTATTTAGCAGAATGGGATTTGCGAAGAGATTATCAGGATAAGGCCATCGGCACTTGCTTTTCGTTGTATCAAGAATTGGATTACATCAAGGAGAGTTTTGGAAATGGAACTGACATGAATAAATTTATTCCCATCCTAGAAGCAATCGAAACAGAAATTGATTTATTAAGAGGATGGAGACAATCAGATAATAAGCCTCGAAAGGAAACTGAGGACAAAGAAAGAAGAAAGTTAGCAAAAGAAATGTTCAAAGTAATTCCTAAAGAGGAGCTTTTATCAGTTTTTAAAGAAGAATTAAAAATCAGTGGGTAATGCTTGAAGCCTCGGCTACGAACTTCTGCAATTGCAACAACAACGGCAATGCCAACAACAACGATGCGAGCAATGCCAACAATTACGTTCGCCCTCGATTTGAATGATACACAAACAGACCATTAGTCACGTGTATTTATACAAAGGAAGCGTTATCCCATCCGAAAGGAGAATAAAATCTGTGATGTCATTGAATAAGTTCAGGATGACTATAAACGCAGGTTATTGTTATGGATTATTACTCAAGAATTACGGACCTAAATATTCTCTATGATGCATTCATCAAGAGTAAGAAAAATGTAGACTGGAAATGTTCAGTACAATATTATGAATCGAATTTGGTACAAAATATCTTCAGGCTCAGGAAGCAACTGATTGAAGGAACATATAAGCAAAAGCCATTCTTTGAATTTGATATAAATGAAAGAGGCAAACAAAGACATATAAAGTCGCTTCATATTTCAGATAGAGTTTTACAAAGGGCTATTTGTGATGAAATACTGATACCAGAGCTTAAGAAATACCTGATATATGATAATGGAGCATCGATTAAAGGCAAGGGTATAGATTTTACTAGAAATAGAATCAAGTGTCATTTGAACAGATATTATCGCAAACATGAAAACAAAGGATATATTTTGCAGGTAGATTTTAGTAAGTTCTTTGATTCGATACCTCATGACATATTAATCGATAAGCTTAGGATAGTATTTGATGATGAAAAATTGATAAATCTTCTAGAGCAATTGATCGGTTCCTTTGGCGAAGAAAAATCGCTAGGAATAGGCTCTCAGATTTCTCAGATATTCGGTATTTATTACCCGACTCCAATTGACAATTACTGTAAGATAGTCCAAAGATGCAAATATTACGGAAGGTATATGGATGATTTGTACATCATCCATAAAGATAAAGAGTTTCTAAAAGAAATGAGAGACTCGATATCAAAACTTGCTAAAGAAATAGGACTGACAGTAAATACAAAGAAGACTCGTATTCTCAGAATAGATAAAGGGTTTGTATTTTTGAAACAACTTTACATGGTTACAGAAACAGGCAAAATTGTCATAAAACCATGCAAGAAAAATACTGCTAGAATGCGAAGAAAACTTAAGAAATGGCATAAAAAATATCAAAGTGGAGAAATGAAACTAGATGACATCATCAACTGTTACAAATCCTGGAGAGGAAGTATTGAAAAATTAGACAGCTACAGAGTAATTCGAAATATGGATAAACTATTTTACAGTTTATACCACATAAAAGTGTAACTAGAGCCGAAAGGCTCTTTTATTATGCAATAAGAAAGGAGACATAACTATGTCAAAAATTATTTTACCAAGCGGCCTAGAGGTTGCTACAACAGCAATCTACACAAGTGGGCAAGGAAGAATCAGTTTCTATCCTGAGAATGTCACTGACTTAAGTCCGTTCAAAGAAGCTACAAGCTTTACTTTTGAGGATGAAGATGGCAATCAAACTAAGTATGAGAATATGGTTTATGCTGAAGCCATAGACATTAAGTCAGAAGTTGAAGAAATCGAGACAAATGCAGAATCAACAGAAAGCCAAATTGCAACACTGAAAATTACCTACAGGGTAATGACAAGTTTGGAAAAGAAGATAGCTGCTCTTGAAGCATCTCAGGCAGAACAAGATAGTGCCATAATTGAATTAGCAGGATTATTAGCATAAGGAGGAAGAATATGGTTGCATTATATGTAAGATGTATCAAAGAAGGAAAAATCACTCTCGATAAAGTGCCATCTAGATGGTATGAAGCAGTAAAGGCTGAGCTTATCGCCCAGGGTCTGTATGAGGAGTCAGAGGAAGATGGCGAAAACTAGCCTAGATGAAGAAATTGCAAAAATGACAGTTCCTGAAATCTGTGAGCTCATGAACAGGCTCACAGAGGAGCTGGAAACTAGATATATGATACTACAGGAGGATGATTAAAATGGCATCAATGGCAACAATAGTTGTGGCTATCTTTGCCTCGACAGGATTTTGGTCTTTTTTGCAAACAGTAGTCCTAAATAAAAAAAATACAAGCTCAGCTGAAAGCAGAATGCTTAAAGGTTTAGGACACGACAGAATATGCTATTTAGGAGAAGTATATATCAAGAGAGGTTACATAACTAAAGATGAGTATGAAAATCTTGTTGATTATTTGTACAAACCATATAGAGAGCTAGGAGGCAATGGTACAGCTGAAAGAATAATAAACGAGGTTCAGAAGTTGGAGATACGCCCATGAAAACAAGTAATAAAATATTGATTGCTCTAGGGCTAGGGCTTGTAGGTTTCACAATCGTAATGATTGTGATTTTTTTATGCAAAGATGCAATCCCTGACACTCTAGTCACTTGTGTATTTGCAGCATGCACTGGAGAGTTTTCTATTCTTGGTTGGATCAAGACGACAAAAGAAAAACAGAGAAACATAGAAGAAGATGATGGCGAAGGAGGAGAATCATGACAGTACAGTTATTTGTAGCATTACTAGCATTTTTTGCAGTAATAACATCACTTATTGTTGAGGGTATCAAGAAGTTGGAAATTATTCCAACAAATAACAGAAATTACAACATCCTAGCTACAGGCATAGGATTGGGAGTCGGAGTAATTGGAATGTGGGTTTACTATAACCTGAATTACATTCCATTGAATTTTACAAACATTATATTTGCTATTTTGATGGGCTTTGCTTCAGCTCTGTCTGCAATGGTTGGATATGACAAAGTTAAGCAGGCTATAGAGCAATTTTTCAGATATTAGGAGGTAATTCACATGGCTACAATTTATGTCGGTTCAGCTAGACATGATGAGTATGGAAAATATGTAAATGGCTCTCAAGGAGACCAGCTGCAGAAGTCTAGTTCTAATGATACAGTTGGTGAGGTTTCTATGCAGCCAATGTACAAGCACAGCAAAGGATGGTATATAATCAGAGCCGTTTCGGAAGAAAATGCAAGACTGTTAGCATTAGCTATGATTCTTGCATGCAATAATGCTAACCTGGGCTACGACCAAAATGGTAGGCTTGGAGTGGTGAATAATGGCATTGATTCTAAGGTAAAAACAGAATGTGATTGCTCGTCTTTGATTAGGGCAATCATCAAATATGTTACCGGTAAAGATGTTGGAAACTTCACTACCGCTAATGCTCTTGCGATACTGATTAATAGCGGAATGTTTAAGAATGTAGGCAAGTATGTCTCTCAGGCATCCACACCTGTATATGACGGAGATATCCTTGTCACTTGTTCGAAAGGCCATATAGTTATAGTATGCTCAGGAAATCCTAGAGGTAAAGCTATAGCTACGACCTATTCACAGGCTCAGTTTATTGCAGATGTAGAAAGTATATTGCAGGTTTCAACAGTCTCAGCAGCATTCAATAAGACAGTTGAAATCTCAAAGACAAAGAATAAGCACCATGCCTTAGTTACTCCATTAGAGAGATACATGAAGGCAATTGGATACTATTCAGGAACAGTTGAAGCTGATGAAGGCAAGACACCATCCTTTGGGAATGGAATGCACAATGCAGTCATTAACTATCAGAAAAACGTTGTAAAGTCCACAGGCAAGAATGTAGATGGTATTCTATCTGCTAAAGGCCTGACATGGAAGAAGCTCTTAGGATTGAGCTAAAAGAAAACGGCTCTCTGACTTGCTTCATAGCTTGTTGGAGGGCTGTTTTATAAGTTTAGACAAAATCGACAAATTCAAATTGCAGTTCTATGCAACATATACAAAAACAGATTCTAAAGAAAAGTTCAATAAAACATTCCCCGATAAGTAAAAATGTTTACATAGGCATTCTACGAAGTTACAAGATAAAGTCATTTCGACCGAATCATTTCCTTATCGTATACGTGCCAGGATATAAATATCAGATTCAGAAGTCTAAATTTAGTGCATGGAGTTCAAGGACACAAATTGAAAATATGAGGATGTCCATAGGACAGTCCATAGGACTGTCACGTGGACTGTCCTGAAAAAAATCCAAAGACTGTCCAAGGACACATCTAATTTGACCCATCTAAAATTATGCCCAAATTCACAAACAGGTCTAATAACAGCCATTTTTGTAAGTAAAATAGTTTATGTCCATAGGACTGTCCATAGGACTGTCCATAGGACTGTCCATATATATAAAAATAAAGATAAAAATAAATATATATATTAATATATACGGTCACGTCCATAGGACTGTCCATAGGACACATTATTTTAGAAGAAATGAAAATGAATTAAACTTTTTGCTCTTAAAAATTGAACTCATTTCGAAAAAGCTCCTCAGAAGGTTATGTTTTGAAAATGAATTTAACTTGCCTGCAACTTGCCTATAACTTGCTGACAAATAAAAATGGAAATATCCAAAATAAATACTGTAAAACACTTTACAATATTGGAAAAATCCATTATAGTGGCGGTGTTGAAATTAATAAACTAAACCATTTACACAGGAGGTAAAGACATGGAGATTAAGGAATTTATGCAGGAGTTAGGTTTGGAGTTATCCAAGAAGACAGATTTGGAGTTTGAATTCAAGGAGATTACAAAAAACAACAATGTGAAGCTCAACGCAGTCATAATAGGCGAGGGCAATATTAAGCCTACAATTTATGTTGATGACATGTTTAGAGCTGTCGAAAGTGGAAAGAGAACATTGGAACAGGTGGTTTCGGATTTGCTTGATACTTATGAGGAAAATAAGAAGCCATGCATCAATGTAAATACGGAGCAGTTTTCAAAGGAATACATCCTTGAAGGTGTCGTAATGGATGTCGTAAATGCTGAAATGAATAAAGATAAATTGCAGGAGATTCCACATATTCCTTATCTGGACTTAGCAATTGTATTCTATAAAGAGATTGACGACACAGAACGATTTCTCATTACAAATGACATCATGGAAAGATACCAGCTTAGCATTGACGAAATTAAGCAGGTTGCCAAGTACCCAGCATTAAGCATAAAGACAATGGGAGAAACGCTTGCAGAGCTAACAGGTCAAGCATTTGTGCTTACAGACAACAGAGATATATTGGTTGTCAGCTCAGAAAGCAAAGTACACGGAGCAGTTCATATTTTCAATGATGAAATGCTAGAAGAATTGGCACAGGAGTTCAAGGATGGATTCTATGTAATACCATGTTCTATACATGAAATTCTAATTTTGACTCAGCAATTAGGACCATCAGCAAATGAAATAATTGACATGATTCATCAGGTGAACGAGACGAAACTTAGAGCAGATGAGGTACTTTCAAATTCGCTGTACACGTATGATGCAAATGAGAAAACTCTAAAGATTGCTTAGAATGGCGAAATTCGGACTGAAATGGAATATTCCAATAAAACCTCATGGAGTATTCCAAAAATCAGTCCTAGAGACTATATCAAGATTAGGGAGGCATGTATGAGCGATAGCGTGGTAACAAAATTCATGAAGATATGTTTCTATTGCGGAAGAACAGCAGAATGTGTTCATCACTTAATACCTGGTGTTGGAAGAAGAGAGCTCGCAGAAATCGATGGCTTGAAATTGCCTAGCTGCAACAAGCATCACAACACAGGAGCAACCACCGAACAGATTCATGGAACTGCAATGACTGAAACGCTTTCAAAAATGCTAGGTCAAGCAATATGGGAAAAAGAATATGTTTTGAAGGCTCTATGCTCAGATAAAAAACAGATTGAAGAATTGAGATGGAAGAGCAGAGATGAATTTATGAAGAGATATGGAAAATCCTATATCTAGGAAGGAGGAAGCATGCAGAAAAAAGCATCAGACATAATCAAGGGATGTTTGGAAGAAAAAGGAATGACTCAAGCTGAGTTAGCTGACAAGATGAAAACATCTAGACAGAATCTAGGACAGAAGTTAAACAGAACCAATGACATGAAAGTATCTGACTTTGTAGATATTCTCAACACCATTGGATTTGATGTTGAAATTGTAGAAAAGGAGTAAAGAAATGGGATTCAGACAGAACGCATGGGCTACATGCTGGGAAGTAAGAAATAAGGATGAGAAGTATTCAGGAAGATTTTCTATTAGTCGAAAGAAAGATGACGGAGAATACATTACCACTTGGACAGGTTGGGCTTCGATGTATGGAGAAGCAGGCAAGAAAGCAGCTCAGCTGAAATCTAAAGACAGAATCCAAATCAAAGAATGTGACGTTACCAATAGATACGACAAGGAGAAAGATGTTACATATACGAACTACACTATTTATGATTTTGATTTTGGAGAGGATCATGTAGCAACAACAGATGATGGATACATTGATTTCGATAATGATGAAGAATTGCCGTTTAACTAGGGAGGAATAGGCATGGCTGGAATATCAAATGATTGCATGGAGAATTATGAAACTTTTGATACATTGATTGATACGGCCAATCTAGATGGACATGATGTTTTGAGAATCATAACAGATTGGCATGGAACACAGTTAATGACAAAGGATTTCATGGAAAATTTAAGAGATTGCGAAGGATATGATATAGGAGGAAATTGCGATGACGAATGAAATTATTATGATTGCTGCGGATAAGATACATCCTAATCCACAGAACCCACGACAGGATGTTGGCGATTTAACAGAGATGGTAGAATCTATCAAGAAAAATGGTATTATGCAGAATCTAGTAGTTACTAGAACAGAAGATGGCTACATGATTTTGATTGGACACAGAAGATTTGCAGCATCACAACAGGCTGGCTTGACAGAATTGCCTTGTATAGTTGTAGATGAAAAGACAGCCCAGGAGCAGATGGCAATCATGCTTGAAGAAAACATCCAAAGAGTTGACCTGACACCAATGGAGCAGGCATTTGGATTTCAAATGATGATTGACCTTGGAGAAACAGAGGATTCAATTGCAGAAAAAACCGGATTTAGCAAGACAACTATCAAGAGAAGACTGAACGTTGCTAAGCTAGATAAGAATGTACTCTCAGATAGAGAAAAAGATGGTAATTTTCAGCTCTCACTAACTGATTTGTATTCGCTAGAGCAGGTAGAATCATTAGAGAAGAGAAATGAAATCCTAGCAGAGGCAACAGACAGTAGAGATTTGGTTGCTAGAGCTGTTAGAGCTGCAAATGATGAGAAGAAGGAAAAAATAAAGGCAAAGCTCATTGATTTGCTAGAGGCATTTGACATTCATGAAGCTCCTAAGGGCACAGTAAATGATTTATGGAATGGCAAGTGGAGAACCATAAAAGAATTTCGGCTAACGGATGAAGTTGATGAAATTTCATTCGATGAAGACTATGAATCAGGAATGACATGGTATTGGGTAGACAAACACTATTTGCTGGCTGTAATTGAAAAAGTAAAGAAGACGAAAAAAGAGAAGACACCTGAAGAAAAAAAGGCTGACGAAGAAAAGGCTCACAAGAAATATCTGAATGATAAGTTTAAGGAGATTATTCAGGATGGCTCAGATTTTGTCAGAGGTATAGCAGAAGGCAAGATAAAAGAAATTCCAAAAGCAAAACATATGCTGATGCTTGAGAAGATGTGGAAGATAATCCAGGAGTATGTCTCTTTTGGAATATCAAGAAATTATGGAATTGCATTCCTGGGCAATATGGAAAGTTCTTATGGAATAAAGGAAGAAGACGAAGAAAAGTATGGAAAAATGTATGACAATCTGCCTATTCATACTCAGATGTTAGCATTGACCATGAGACAGCTCTCGGATAAGGAAATCACAACCTACAATGGAGAATATAATGATACTACAAAAGAATATTTCGATGCAGTAATGGAAATTTTGGATGCCTACGGATTCTCAATTGATGATGAAGAGAAGAGAAGCATAATCTCAGGAGAGCATGAATATTTCAAAAAGCCAAAGAGCAAAGATGAAGAAGATTGTGATTACGAAGAATCTGATGAAGAAGAAATAGAAGCTACTGAGGAGCTGGCAGATGCACACGAAGATGAAGAACTTGAAGAAGACCTTGCAGAAGAAGAATAGTTTGGTATAATTGAGCCTAGTCTTAGTTTACAAATGTGAAGTAATGGTGTGAATACAAAACATACGGGATGCTATGCTTATTGCCGATTTAAAATAGGCGGTTTAAATAAAGCTGGCCTTTTAATTGGCAGATGGCTGTTAAGTGTTGTTTTTACAATACTTAAC